AGAGAGGCGAACAGATTGTTTTTTATATTTTGGGAAGCTTGTAAAGCAGATAAAAGATGTTACGGAATGTGCTACCTTAAAAATAGACGTTCTGGATTTTCTTTTATGTCATCAGCAGAAACGGTTAATTTAGCCACTCTTGCTAGTGATAGTAGGTTTGGTATATTATCTAAAACTGGTGCAGATGCAAAAAAGATGTTTACGGACAAAGTGGTTCCTATATCAATTAATTATCCTTTCTTTTTTAAACCTATCCAGGATGGTATGGATCGTCCTAAGTCCGAACTTGCTTATCGTGTACCTGCTAGTAAGTTTACAAGAAAAAAGATGTCAGCTACGGATGGCATGGAGGAAATCGAAGGTTTGGATACGACGATTGACTGGAAGAACACTGGGGACAATAGTTATGATGGTGAAAAACTAGCTTTGTTAGTTCATGATGAATCTGGTAAGTGGGAGAGACCCGATAATATTTTAAATAACTGGAGGGTTACAAAAACATGTTTACGATTAGGTAGTAGGATTATTGGTAAATGTATGATGGGCTCAACTTCAAACGCTTTAGATAAAGGTGGAGAGAATTTTAAAAAACTATACAATGCCTCGGATGTCACAAAAAGAAATAGAAATGGTCAGACAAAGTCTGGATTATACTCTCTTTTTATCCCAATGGAATGGAACTACGAAGGATTTATTGACGAGTATGGAGTTCCAGTCTTTACTACTCCTGATATCGACAGACTTGCGCCAGACGGTGAATTAATAGATGTAGGTGTAATAGATAACTGGCAGAACGAAGTCGATGGTTTGAAAGACGATCACGACGCTTTAAACGAGTTTTATCGTCAATTCCCAAGAACTACAGAGCACGCTTTTAGAGACGAGGCAAAAGGAAGTATATTTAACCTAGTTAAAATATACGAGCAGATAGATTACAATGAAGAGATGTCTAGAACTCTTGGGGTTACAACTGGTAATTTCCAGTGGGTTAATGGAATCAAAGATACTCAAGTTATTTTTTATCCAGATCCAAAGGGTAGGTTTAAAGTTAGCTGGGTTCCACCTTCTGGGATACAAAATAGAATAATACTTAAAAATGGTATCAAATATCCTGGTAACGAGCATATGGGAGCCTTTGGTTGTGATAGTTACGATATATCAGGTACAGTAGATGGAGTTGGATCTAAAGGAGCTTTACACGGCTTAACTAGATTTAGTATGGAAGACGCTCCAGCGAATAGTTTCTTTTTAGAATACTTATCAAGACCACCAACAGCCGAGATGTTCTTTGAGGATGTTCTAATGGCTTTAGTATTTTATGGGATGCCTATACTTGCAGAGAACAATAAACCTCGTCTCTTGTACTATTTGAGACGTAGAGGTTATAGAGGTTTTAGTATGAATAGGCCGGACAAGATATGGAACAAGTTGTCCGTTGCAGAAAAAGAAGTGGGTGGAATACCTAACTCTTCAGAAGATATTAAACAAGCACATGCGGCGGCAATTGAGATGTATATACAAGATCATGTTGGGATGAAGCAAGATGGAACGTTCGGAAATTTATACTTCAACGAATTACTAAATGATTGGAGTAAGTTTGATATAAATAAAAGAACAAAGCATGATGCGTCTATAAGTTCTGGTTTAGCTATAATGGCTAACAATAGACACTTATATGCTCCAAACGCTAAGGTAGAAAAACCAAAGTTAAATATAAATATTTCCAAATATACAAACGTTGGAAATATATCTAAAATAATCAAATAACAAATATGGCAAAGTCTGTTGGAAATAATTTCCCATCACAAGTAGTTAGCGACTTCGAGAAGCTGAGTTACGATTATGGTTTAAAGGTTGCAAAAGCTATTGAAGGAGAATGGTTTGATAATAGTAATGGTTCTAGTAGATATGGAACTAGTACTAATAACTTTCATAATTTAAGACTGTACGCTAGGGGTGAGCAGTCTATACAAAAATACAAGGATGAGTTATCTATAAACGGTGATTTGTCCTATTTAAATTTAGATTGGAAACCAATTCCAATTGTCTCTAAGTTTGTTGATATAGTGGTTAACGGTATAGCTGAAAGAACGTATGATATAAAAGCTTACTCACAAGACCCGTATGGAGTTGCTGAACGAACTGAGTACATGCAGAAGATTTTAAGCGACATGGAAATGCGGGAGTTTAACGACACTGTTATGGCGGAGACTGGTTTAGATATGAGGGAGAGTGAGGAGCCAACCTTACCAGAGACCACAGAGGAACTGCAAGTTCATATGCAGCTTAACTACAAGCAGGCAGTAGAGATAGCAGAAGAGCAGGCGATAAACACTTTGATGGAAGGTAGTAGGTATGAGTTGATAAAAAAGAGATTCTACCAAGATTTAGCCGTTGTAGGTATTGGTGCTGTAAAAACAAGCTTTAACACTTCTGAAGGAGCTACCGTAGATTATGTTGATCCAGCTAACCTAGTATATTCTTATACTGACTCCCCTTACTTTGAAGACATATATTATGTTGGTGAAGTTAAAACTATTCCAGTTAACGAATTGGCAAAACAATTTCCTCATTTATCTGAAAGTGATCTTGAGGATATAATGAAAAACAAAACATTTAATAGGAACAACAACACAACTAGATTCTCTTCAGACAAAGAAGATAAAAACACTATTCAGGTTTTATACTTTAACTACAAGACTTATATGAACGAGGTTTATAAGTTAAAAGAAAGTGCTAGTGGAGGTGATAAGGCGATTGAAAAAGATGATAGTTTTAACCCACCGGAAGACAAAGAAGGTGGGTACTCTAGATTATTAAGATCTATAGAGTGCCTCTATGATGGAGCTATAATCGTAGGTACCAACAAGTTGCTTAGATGGGAAATGGCTAAAAATATGATGCGACCTAAGAGTGACTTTACGAAAGTTAAAATGAATTACTCTATTGTAGCACCAAGAATGTATAACGGGAAAATTGATTCACTAGTTAGAAGGGTAACTAGTTTTGCTGATATGATTCAATTGACACACTTAAAACTTCAACAAGTAATGTCCAGAATGGTTCCTGATGGCGTCTATTTAGATGCTGATGGTTTAGCTGAGATTGATTTAGGTAACGGTACAAACTACAACCCGCAAGAGGCTTTAAACATGTTCTTCCAAACGGGATCTGTTATTGGGAGAAGTTTTACAAGTGAAGGTGATATGAATCCTGGTAAAGTACCAATCCAAGAAATAACTAGTGGTAGTGGGGGTAATAAAATCCAAGCACTGATAGCAAACTATAACTACTACTTACAAATGATAAGAGACGTGACTGGTCTTAACGAAGCTAGAGATGGTAGTACACCAGATAAAAACGCTTTAGTTGGAATACAAAAGATAGCGGCAGCTAATTCTAACACAGCAACTAGACACATATTACAGGCGGGTTTATTTTTAACTGCTGAAGTTGCAGAGTGTTTGTCATTAAGAATATCAGATATTATAGAGTACTCTCCTACAAAAGATGCTTTCATACAAGCTATTGGTGTTCACAACGTAGCTACGCTAAGTGAGATTTCAGATCTTAATTTATACGACTTTGGTATTTTTATAGAGTTACAACCAGATGAAGAAGAGAAAGCAATACTAGAGAATAATATCCAAATGGCTCTTCAACAACAAAGCATAGAACTTGAAGATGCTATTGATATTAGAGATATTAAAAATCTAAAACTAGCAAATCAAGTTTTAAAAATAAGAAGAACTAAAAAACAAGAAAAGGATAGACAGTTACAATTAGAGAATATCCAAGCCCAAAGTCAATCTAATGCACAAGCGGCACAAGCAGCTGCTGAGATAGAAATGCAAAAAGATCAAGCGTTAACGAGGAATAAAGTTCAACTAGAACAAGCAAAAGCTCAAATGGAGTCTCAGAGAATGATGCAAGAGGTTCAAATGAAAAAAGAATTAATGGGACTGGAGTTCAACTTCAACATGCAACTCAAGGGAATTGAGGTTGATGGAATGAAGAATAGAGAGAAGCAAAAGGAAGATCGTAAAGACGAAAGAACAAAGATACAAGCAACACAGCAATCAGAGATGATTGAGCAAAGAAATAGTGGTAAACCACCTAAAAACTTTGAGTCCGCAGGTAATGATATACTAAGCGGAGGATTTAATTTAGATGCGTTTGACCCTAGATAAATTTATTAATTATTATTATATTATATTATGGAAGAAAAAAACGAAGAAGTAGTTGAAGAAACTACACAAGAACAAGTGGAGCAAACTACACCAGAACAAGTGGAGCAAACACCCGAGGAAAAAGCCCCTCAAGTAGATGAATCTAAGTTTGAAAGCGCAGGAGATGATAGCGTTTTTAAAGTTGATTTAAATCAACCGGTAGTCTCAGAAGAGACTGAAACTCCTACAAATGAAACCCCAGAACAAGAGCAAGTAGTTTTAGAGGAAATTACCGGGGAAACTACTGAGGCAGAAACTACTGAGGAGATAGCGGTTGAAGCTGAAGAAGCTATTAAAGAAAGTATAGAAACAGGTGAACCGCTTCCTGAAAATATCCAAAAGCTAGTAGACTTCATGGAGGATACTGGTGGAGATTTAGATGATTATGTTAAGCTTAACCAAGATTATTCAAAATTAGATGATCACAATCTATTACGCGAATACTACAAGCAAACAAAACCTCATTTAGATAATGAAGAAATTAACTTCCTCATGGAAGACAACTTCTCTTTCGACGAAGATGTTGACGACGATAGAGATATACGTAGAAAGAAATTAGCGTTAAAAGAGCAAGTTGCTGACGCTAAAAGCCACCTAGACGGGCAAAAGTCTAAATACTATGAAGAAATTAAAGCTGGAAGCAAACTTACTAGTGAGCAACAAAAAGCAGTTGATTTTTTTAATAGGTACAACAAGGAGTCAGAAGAGACTCAAAGAGTAGTAAAGCAAAACTCTGATGCTTTTACAAAAAAGACAGATGATCTTTTTAACGACAAATTCAAAGGTTTTGAATACAACGTCGGGGATAAAAAATTCAGGTTTAATGTCAAAGATGTGGAGGGGGTTAAAACCGCGCAAAGTGATCTTAATAATTTTATGGCAAAGTTTGTCGACAAAGATTTATCACTTAAAGATGCTAAAGGTTATCATAAATCTCTTTACACAGCAATGAACGCTGATGCTATTGCTAATCACTTTTACGAACAAGGTAAAGCTGACGCTATAAAGAATAGCGTTGCTAAATCTAAAAATGTGGATATGAATCCAAGACAGAGTCATGGAGAGATTGAAACAGGTGGAGTTAAGTATAAAGTACTAGGAGATAGTTCTTCTGATTTTAAGTTTAAAATTAAAAACAAAAATTAAAAATTAAAATTTAAAAATTATGGCAATTACTGCAGGGGGTAATCTAAACATTATCCCAAATCCAACCCAAAACGCGCTAAACTCTAATTACATAGACTTTACGGCTGCTGGAAACGGTTGGGCACAACAATATTTACCAGATCTTATGGAGAAAGAAGCTGAGGTTTTCGGAAACAGAACAGTTTCAGGATTTCTTTCACAAGTAGGAGCTGAAGAGGCAATGCAATCTGATCAGGTTGTATGGTCTGAGCAAGGTAGACTACATTTAGCGTACACAGGTACGATAGATGCTTCTGCTTCTGCTGTTACATTAACAGGTCACGCTGGAACAAATGCAACATATACTGAAAACGAGCACGGTTTACGTCTTGGTGATGTTTGTCTTGTTGCTGCTGCTAACGTAACTTATGTTGGTAGAATTACAGCTGATGACGCTTCTGATGTTATCACAATTCTTCCTTACGAAGCTGCTCACGCAAGTGGTTTAACACCTGCGATGGGTGACGTTGCGGTTACTGTACTTAAGATAGGTTCTGAGTGGGCAAAAGGTTCAGATACTCCTTATACATCAGCTAACGAACCTTCTCACCAATCATTTACTAACAAACCAGTTATCATTAGAGACATGTATCACGTTTCTGGTTCTGACACGTCTGCGATAGGATGGGTTGAGGTTTCTGGTGAAGACGGTGCTTCTGGGTACTTATGGTACTTAAAAGCTGAAGGTGAAACTAGAATGAGGTTCGCTGACAACTGTGAGATGCAAGTTTTAGAAGGTGTTGCAGGTTTAGCAGGTTCTACTCTTGATACAGGTGTTAATTTCCTTGTATCTCCTCAAGCTACTACTGGTACTACTTTTGGTACTCAAGGTTTATTCGATGCTATTTCTGATAGAGGTAACTCTACTTCAGGTATTACTGGTGTTAATGCTGCTACTGATTTAGCTGAATTTGACGCTATCTTAGCAGAGTTTGATTCTCAAGGAGCTATTGAAGAAAACATGATGTTTGTTAACAGATCTACATCTTTAGCGATGGATGATATGTTAGCTGCTATGAATTCTTATGGGGCTGGTGGTACTTCTTACGGAGTATTTAGTAACTCAGAAGACATGGCATTAAATTTAGGTTTCTCTGGCTTCAGACGTGGATCTTACGATTTCTACAAATCTGACTGGAAATACTTAAACGACGCTGGTACTAGGGGAGCTATTAACGCTAGAGCTACTGCCGATGCTGTTAGAGGGGTTATTGTTCCAGCTGGTGTATCTTCGGTATACGACCAACAGTTAGGAAGAAATCTTAAGAGACCTTTCTTACATGTTAGATATAGAGCTTCACAAACAGATGACAGAAGATTCAAAACTTGGGTTACTGGTTCTGTTGGAGCAGCTACATCTGAATTAGATGCAATGAGAGTTAATTACTTATCTGAAAGATGTTTAATTACACAAGGTGCTAACAACTTCATGTTAATGAACTAAGCATTATTATATTAAAGAGTTGGGGCTTCGGCCCCGACCCTTTTATTTTTATTAATTTATATTATATTATATTATGGCAAAAAAAGCTAAAAAAACAGAAGTGGAACCAACTCCACAGGTTGTAGAGCAACCAAAAGTTGAAACACCGGTAATGGAAAAACCAATACCAAAAAAGAAAAAAAGTACTTGGGAAATAAAAGATAGAATTTATAACTTAACAGGTAGACACAGGCCGTTATCCAAAATGATACAATCAGCTAATATATATTGGTTCGATGAGGAAAAAGGATACGAAAGAGAGTTGAAATATTGTGAAAACCAAAGAACTTCTTTTGTTGATGAAATGCAAGGAGATCAAAGGTTATCCCACATTATTTTTAGAAATGGTATATTAATTGTACCAAAAGAAAAGACGGTTTTACAAAAACTACTTTCAATATACCATCCCATGAATAACGTTCTTTATAATGAGTTAAAGCCAGAATTAAGAGCCGCTAGTGAAATAGATATGTTGGAAATGGAAATTGCGGCACTGAATGCTGCTCAAAACATAGACATAGATATGGCTGAGGCTGTTATGCGTGTAGAGGTTGGTTCTAAAGTTAATGAGATGAGTTCTAAGGAGCTTAAAAGAGATTTACTATTATATGCTAAGAGAAACCCAGGTTTGTTCTTAGAATTAGTAAATGATGAGAATGTTCAGCTTAGAAACTTTGGTATTAGAGCAACTGAAATGGGGATACTAAAACTATCTTCAGATCAAAGAACATTTAGTTGGGGTTCTAATGACAGAAAACTAATGAACGTTCCATTTGATGAACACCCTTACTCTGCTTTAGCCGCTTGGTTTAAGACTGATGAAGGAATGGAAATCTACTCTAACATAGAGAAAAGATTAAATTAATCTAATTGTAGTAAGCGATCGCCCTATGGGCGATTGCATTACTATATAAATATAAAATCAAATGAAATCAAAAGGACTAGGCGACTCAATAGAAAAATTTACAACAACTACAGGTATAAAATCATTTACTCAGTTTTTAGGTAGAAACGGAGTTTTTGGAAAGAAAAAAGATTGTGGTTGCAATAAAAGAAAAGAAGCTTTAAATAAAAAGTTTCCTTATAAAAAATAAAATAAGACATGGCGATAAATGTAGATACGGTATACCAAAAAGTTTTAGCTATTGCTAATAAAGAACAACGAGGATACATAACACCTCAAGAATTTAATTTATTCGCCAATCAAGCACAGTTAGGTATATTAGAGCAGCACTTATATGATATAAATCAATTTGGAAGAATACACGGAAACGATACGGAGTATTCTGATATGCTTGGATTATTAAACGAGAAATTAGCAGCATTAAAAAGTCACCGTGACTGTACTTACAATACCGCTGGAGGATTTTTTAGACTACCCGTTATCAACGGTCAAAACGACGTGTATAAGTTGGGTACGGTAGAGTATAGTGGTAAAGAAGTTGAGGAAGTTGCTCACAACGAACTCTTGTATATAAATCTATCACCATTAGCAAAACCAACTAAACAACGACCAATATATGTGCATCACAAGGGCGTATGGGGAGGTGAAGAAAGAGATGTGATATATGTATATCCAAAAAAGATTAAATCAGGTATAAGTTGTACCTACATCAATAAACCACAAGACGTGCGTTGGGGATATATTGTGGTGAATGAAAAGGCTTTATACGATGGGCTTAACTCAACCAACTTTCAACTACACCCTTCTGATGAGGTGGATTTAGTTATAAAAATACTAAAACTCGCTGGGGTTTCTATGAAAAATATGGAATTAGTGCAAGGAGCTGCAACTGAAGAAGCTATGAATATTCAACAAGAAAAACAATAATAAATGGGACTATTATCACAAACTCAGCAGGCTTACTACCAAGGTGATGAATTCGGAGATTACCAATTCATCTCACTTAACGATATAATAAACCAATTTATAATCGCTTATGTTGGAGAAGATAAAATAATATCTAAAATAAAAAGAACAGACGTTGCTTTTCACGCTCAAAGAGCGTTGCAGGAACTATCTTTTGACACATTTAAATCCTGTAAAGCACAAGAAATAGTTTTACCCCCTTCTCTTAGTATGATACTTCCTCAAGACTATGTTAATTATATTAACTTATCTTGGAGTGATTTATCAGGTATACAACACACTATTTATCCTACCTCTAAAACTTCAAACCCTTTTAAGATAGCACAAGATAATGACGGAAGTTATAGCTTTCCTGATGGTGTTGAACTAGCTGTTAATGGAAGTTTTACCACTGCATTTGGCCCACCGTGGTTTTCTACATCTCCAGGCGCTTCACAGGCTCCTACAACAGGTTTTGACAGTATGGGTACAAGCGTTGCTCTGAGATTTGGTACTTATACAAGTTGGGGTAGTGGTGGATACAGTGGAAGAGCATACGCTGCTTGGCAAGCTATTGACGTTAGTCAGTTTCAAACCGTCACAATAAAAGCTAAAGGAACTTCCGCGGCGGCATCAGGTACTGTTCCAGCTGGTGTTTTAAGATTTGGGTTAAGCACGACACCTGGAGATAACATTTCAAACACAACTGGGCCAACAGTATCAACAAATACAAACCCTCCAGATATAGCTTATATAGAGTGGAGCGGTGGAGCTGGAACATCAAACACACAGACTCTTGAGGATATTGATGTTACTGGTTATAGTACTATATATATTTTAGTAACAAGTCACACTAATTTTGTTGATAATACTATTTATTTAAGTGAAAACATTATAGACAATATATCGGTCAAAAGCTCTGGTTTAATAAATTCTTTACAAACATCCTCAGATGGTTTATCAACGACTTGGAGTAATTATAGTTCGAATAATCCGCCTGAAAATCAAGATGATTATCAAGATGACATTTATTGGCCATCGGAGGGAGCGAGATACGGGCTAGATCCTCAGCATGCTAACGTTAACGGTTCGTTTTACGTAGACTGTAGGTTGGGTAAAATAAACTTTAGTTCAAATTTAGCTGGTAAAACTATAGTTTTAAAATACTTAAGTGATAGTCTTGGTACTGATGCTGAGATGAAGGTTCATAAATTTGCTGAAGAAGCTATGTACAAGTGGCTTGCTCACGCTATTCTAGCAACAAGAGCTAATACTCCAGAATACCAAGTCATGCGATTTAAGAAAGAAAGATTTGCCGAGGTTAGAAAAGCTAAATTAAGATTATCTAATATTAAATTAGAAGAGATAACTCAGATAATGAGAGGTAAGTCTAAACAAATAAAACACTAATTAAATGCCAGAGTTAAAACATAGTTTTACGGCAGGTCGCATGAACAAGGACCTGGACGAGAGATTAGTATCTAACGGTGAATATAGAGACGCTTTAAATGTTGAGATAAACACGTCTGAAGGCTCTAATTTAGGTGCTGTTCAAAATACTATGGGTAATTTACCCATCCAAGGATGTCCATACCCTTCGGATAGCAAGCCAAACTGGAACAGAGTACAAGAAATCTCTAGCCCAAATTTGGGTATCTCAATTACCCAACAGTGCGTTGGTAGTGTGGTTGATTCTAAAAATGATAAACTTTATTACCTCGTTGCTAGTCCCCCAGTATATGATGTTACAATTGGTACTAACCAAGGGCAGCAGCTTGCCCCATCCCCGTTCGTTGATGACACACTAAATGATATTTATGTTGATTACATAAGCGAATTTAATACTTTTGATCAGGCAGGAGCAGCTGGGATTACATACCCTGTTCTTGTCGATATACACACGGTAATAGCTAGGTGGTATAACGCGTTATTTACTGACGCGGCTGGAACTGGTACTACTACCGCATCATCTGCTGATGAGTTTATATACCTAAAAAGTTGTGAGGGAATTGAGGTAGGAATGGTTGCATCAAGTCATAATCAGACCGAGATAGGAACAATAATAGGAATTATTGGTACAGGTGCTGGGTGGCAAGGTTGTAAAGTACAGTTAAGTACCACAATAGAAGTCATGCAGAGACCCCTCGTGTGGGTGTTTACCCAACAAGGTGGTAGAGTTTTAAACTTTAGCCAAAGAGGAATGCGAACTCGCGAGTGGCCAAAGATAACAGGTATCAATATAGTTGATGATATGTTGTTTTGGACTGATGGTTATACTGAGCCGAAAAAAATTAATATTAAAGATTCAAAAGCAGGGTGCGGAGATTGGTGGTGGAAGCACACTAGACTAGGTCCGAATCTGGCCGACCCACTAGTTAATAAAAAACACGTTACGGTTATACGTAAAAACCCACCTCTTCCACCTAATATAGAGATGAAGAGGTCACATAGGAATCCAAGTGTGTTTGTTAATCATACTGCAATATTTGATTTTACAAACCCAGTGAACGGCGCTTTGTTTCCTTCTGGAACACCTATAGAAATTACGGGTGTTTCTACTTATGTTCCTTATGAAGTTGGTGATGTTTTGGTAATGGAAGATAACTCGGTTACTGGCGAGGTGTTTACGTTTAGAGTGAGAGTCACATCAGCTCCGCCAGCTGGTTCGAGCAGCATCTACGGGGTTGTATTATCCGTTGACACCGCGTGGTTGTCAGTTGGTAGTCAGCATTGGGATATAAGCTTAGAAGAACCAAACCCATTATATGAGCTTAAGTTTGTAAGATTTGCTTATAGGTATAAATACAAAGATGGAGAGCTTTCTGCTATTTCACCTTTTTCGGAGGTAGCCTTTTTACCAGGTGCATATGGGTATGAGACACAAACCGGTTATAATCTTGGAATGGTCAACACTATGAAGTCGTTATACATAAAAGATTGGGTGTTAGAGAGCATACCGGAAGATGTTGTGGCGGTAGAATTATTATACAAGGAATCAGATTCTCCAAACATATATACACTAAAAACATTTGAGAGTACTACTCCTGAGTTCAACGCGAGTGGTACAGGTTCTCACGATGGGGTTTATAGGTTAGAAAAAGACTTGTTACACGGTGTTCTACCGTCTAACCAATTATTGCGCCCATGGGACAACGTTCCGTTAAGCGCGTTGGCTCAAGAGGTTGTTGGTAATAGAATAGTTTATGGTAATTACTTACAAAACCTAGATATCTCCGCTTCAGAAAGTTTGGCTGATTTTGACATATCACTAAACAGTTACGACGTATCTACGTCCGAGATACCCCACAAATCTATAAAATCATTAAGAACATATCAATTAGGGGTGGTATATAGAGATTTTTTCGGTAGAGAAACACCTGTTATTACAAACAAGGATGCGAGTATAAAATCAGAAAAAGTTACAGCACACCTTAGAAATCAACTTAGTGTAAGCCTTAACCACCCAAACTTAAACGTTGGGGATATAAAATCTTTTAAGTTTTTCGTTAAAGAAACTTCAACTGAATATTATAACCTAGCAATGGATAGATGGTATGGGGCTGAGGATAGTAATATTTGGATCTCATTTCCCGACGAAGACAGAAACAAGGTTGACGAAGAAACAACTCTAATACTTAAAAAACAACACGATAATCACGAACCGGTTATTGATAACGTCAAGTACAAAGTGTTATCTATAAAAAACGAGGCTCCTGAGTATATAAAAACTACTAAGAGAACTTTTGGGAAAATTGAATCACTCATAATGACCGCTTCTCCGTTTGCCAATAGTATCAGTATCGTTCCGGTGTCGAACACTCGAACGGTGGTTATAGACCAAAATCACTGGAAAAACAGCACCATGAGTGACGCTAGAAATGTTGAGGCTGGTAACGGCGCGGCAAACGCTGCTGACGAAGGGACATTGCAAATTCGTTTCTTTGGTACTGAAGGTGAGTCAACTCCTTGGATGGATGTTTCTACCATTGTCCACGGTAGTGATGGTCTTGTTCATATCAATGAAAATGAACAAAATATCGGTGAAACAAGTGTTATAATAACAACCGACCAAGAGTTTGAGGATTCTGATTGGTTATCTCCTTCAGCTGCTGTTGATGATCCTAAGATTGGAATTAAAATGGAACTTGCTAGAAAAGTAGTGGAAAATAAACCAGAATTTGATGGTAGGTTTTTTGTTAAAGTACTTAACGACGAATTACTACAAAAATATATAGAAAATACGTCTTCACAAACAGACGATACGTATATATCAAAAACAGCATCCATATCATATTTGAATGGTTTGGTTAATGCGGGTATTCCAAGTACGTCTGGCGCACCAAATCAACCAACATACAATGCGGCTGGTATGACTGGTTTTATGGTGGGTGCGCAGCCGTATCACTCAACTGGTTCACTTTGTGCTGGTTGTACAACTCCATTACCCCCAGCCAACTCAAACTATGGGTATCACGATGATGGTACTTACACTGGTTGGAGGTATTACAATAGATCTCATGCAGATTGGGCAGGTCTTTTGGATGATGTTGGGTTAAGCGCCGGTATGCCATATCTTGACACTAACACTGCCTCTCACAATCCAACTCCAGGCGCAAACGAAACAGAGTTTGAAGACCATGGAGCAAAATGGATGTTCTTTATCGATGCTGAGCCTGTTGCTCGGCCGTTTGGTTACTCCTCTCTAAATCCTATGCCTAATGGTTATGATTCTAAAGGCATTGGCACTCTAGCCGATTACAATAATACTCGTGCTTCTGACAATGCTCCATATTGTGGCGTGGGAGCTGAACCGGGTGAAACTGTAATGCATATATCCTTTATAGCATCATCTCACGAAGAGGCTAGGAACACTTTTGCCGCTGGTTACTGGGAAGACTTTAGTACGTTACAAGGTTCCATCGATCAATATGCTATTAGAAAGTCTCCGGGTAGGTTTAATAAAGAAGCTGGTATTATAGCTGACAAGCTGAGCGCTGGCCAGAAGTTTAAGTGGAAAAACGACCCATCAGCCAATGTATACACTATTGTAAGTGTACAAGTTCAAAGATACTGGGGATCAATATGGATACCAGATTTAGATGGGTTGCCAGCCACAACAATTGAAACAGAGGCGGACAGCGGTAGAATCATATTGGCAAACCCTAGAATACGTTATAAACTAACTCTTGATAGACCATTAGGAGAAGACGCAAGTGGTGCTATCACTGAATATATACCAACATATCATGGTGCTGGTAGTACTTACCCTAACAACAGAAGCACTGAGGAGTATGTAAGTTGGACTGCTAGTACAAGCGCGAGCTCAACTCCATCACCATTTACAGAGATACAGTTTATTGATTCGCTGAATGACCCGGAGCATAGACCGAAAATGTCTACTAATCCTGCTATATTTGAGACTGAACCAAAAGACAATAATGATTTAGATATCTACCACGAGGTAGGTCAAGCATATCCAACTAGGTTAACAAAAGAAAACGCAGAAGAATACATACGTGTAGGAGACGTAGTTACCGTGGTAGAAGATCCAGATTGGGGAAACCAACCTGGTGGCCCTCCTACAAATTGTAATCCAGGTCAAGAGCGAACTGTAACCGCGATATCTGGCCAGGGTGGTCAAGGTTTTGCAGGTGGATTACCAGCAACCGTAATAACGCTAAGTAGTCCAACCGATTTTACTAGTGGGCTTATGCCGCTTAACCCAACAGTGATATTCACTCACCCACATGATGGTAGTTCTGTTACCGCAAAATTTCAAGATTACTATGACACGACTTTTAAACAGCACTATAGTAATATTGCGGGTGCAATGCCGACTGCTATTCCAAATACTTTTGTTATAGATAGCGATATAATTAATGCTCAAACTACTCAAACTTTACCATGGTATAATTGTTATTCTTTTGGAAATGGGGTAGAGTCAAATAGAGTTAGAGATACGTTTAACTCTGTATCTATAGATAAGGGTCCTAAGGTGTCATCAACTCTAAATAAAGTTTACGAGCCAGAAAAAAGAAAATACGGATTAATATACTCTGGGTTGTACAACTCTACATCCGGTGTAAATGATTTAAATCAATTTATACAGGCTGAAAAAATAACAAAAGATATAAACCCAACATATGGGAGTATTCAAAAGCTATTTACTAGAAACACTGATTTGGTTGCTTTGTGTGAGGATAAGATTTTAAAAATCCTAGCAAACAAAGACGCCGTGTACAACGCTGATGGTAACGCTCAGTTAACCTCAACGAATAACGTATTAGGGCAGACAGTACCTTACGCGGGTGACTATGGTATATCTAGAAATCCAGAATCATTCGCATCAGAGTCACATAGAGCATACTTTACCGACAGACAAAGAGGCGCTGTGTTGAGACTATCTCAAGATGGTTTAACAGCGATATCAGACAAAGGTATGGAAGATTGGTTTAAAGATGAGTTTAAAGCATCGAGACCTACTGGGGCTGATTTTGAGAAGATGCTGGGTAGTTATGACGAGAGAAAAAGCCTATACAACTTAACTATAAAGAGCGATTTATGGGGTGGGGGTAAAAGATGGGGTGAATATTCTGGTTTAATCTCAACAAGCTACGTGCCATCAACAACACACGTTCCTACAACGTTAAGTTTTAGCGAAAGGAGTAAAGGTTGGGTAAGTTTTAAATCGTTTATACCAGAGGATGGAATTAGTTTAAATAACGAGTATTTCACCATGCGTGAGAGTCAATTATGGCACCACCACGCAAACGTTGATAGAAACGTTTACTATGGCGAAGAATTTGATTCTTCAATAAAACTTTTGGTGAATGAAGAACCTAGTATAGTTAAAAACTTTAGAACAATAAGTTACGAGGGTTCGCAAGCAAGAATAACAGAAAACGATCTTGATGAGAACTACTACAATATAAACGAGAAAAGAGGTTGGTATGTAGAATCTATAACAACAGATCTACAAGATGGAGCTAATCAATTAAATGACATAGAGTTCAAAGGCAAAGAAGGAAAGTGGTTCTCTTACATAAAAGGCGACAGAACATTTTTTGATAATATCACTGGTGATAACAATTTAGATACTAGTGAGTTTTCAATGCAGGGTATTGGTAAGATTCAGTCTGTTTTTTCAGACGAATTCCCTGGGTGTATGGATCAGTTTGGTACTTTCGCTACGTCAAATGGTGATCCTTTTAACAGTCCGTATCCAGGAATACCAGTAGCTCCTAATAATTATGATCCTAACGCTACTATTCCAGATTATTCGATAAACGCTTTTGGTGGGTGTTTTTATACAAGTCCACTTAATGATGGTTGTACTGACCCACTAGCAACAAACTACGATCCAGCTGCTACATCTGATGACGGTAGCTGCGTGTATGTAACTGGTTGTACAGATCCAACCGCTAACAATTTTGACCCGACCGCGGTAGTTGATGATGGTTCTTGTACCTATGACACCCCAGGGTGTATGTACGGTGGGAGTATTGTGGGTGATGCTAGCTGGTGGGGAAGCAGTAGTTATTCTTCTGGAATAACACAACCAGTCGCGGCTAGTAACTACAATTTTGATTGCTCTGGAGCTGGCTCAGCTGGGGCTACAATTGATGACGGGTGTTGTGAGTGGGATTGCTGTGATGTTAACACGTGGATTGATGGCGTTGAGTTTACCGCAACAGGGACTGTAGTACCTTTGAGTGGTGAAACCATAAATATAATTGACACTGGGATTGGAAGTCCAACAACACCAGTACCAGAGTATGCTCATAATTTTCAATCTACTTGTCCTCTTTATGGCAATGGTTTTCACAACCAGATGTGGAAATATTCTTTTGACGGTGGTGCAAATTGGAGTGATGTAGCAGATTCAAACACCGGTGGTAATAGTTCAGTATACACGCCAATAATCGCTAGTTCAAACACGTACATATTAAACTGGGATACTATAACACTTTTAACAAACTTTTGGATAGATCACAACGGGTTATCTCCACTACCAGTGCAGAGTTCATACTTACTAAAATCAGAAATAACATTTGATGGTGGTAGTGGTTCTTGTCTTATTGGTACCCAAACAATAACAGTGGCACCAGAAGGAACCGTGTTAGCTGACTACCTAGTGCCTCAACACGGGTGCACAGAATGTAACTCAGTTAACTTTGATCCACTAGCAACCGTAGACGATGGATCTTGTACTATTATTCCATTTCCATATGTTAGCGCGCCAGATAGTAGTGGTAATTATGATGACCAATGGTGGGAGGCTGGTGTAAATGAAAGCCAAGTAAAAACGAGAAATACTCTACCAGGTAATGGATTCAACACTTTCACTGGAGGCATTAGAGCCACTTGGACTACTGGTGGAAATCCAAATGCCGCTGGCGGAAACAAACTAGGTGGACACCAGCAAGGCGGTACGTATGGTGCTAGCAGTTTTAACGGTGTATCTTATCCATCATTCACTTGCACTAGAGGATTTGGATACGCTTGGTATCACTTTGCAGATGATGGAAATGGTTTAGGCGTTCCAACAGTTCAAACTGGATGTTGGGATACGTGTGATAATCGTGGGGTGCTAGAGTTAACAGGAGCATCTTTAGGTCCAACTGACCTTATGGTGATGGATGGTTTTGATGATTCTGGTACCACTACCGGAAGGTTTGTAAAAATGCACAACCCCGGTGGTGGTGGTGTTAGTGGAAGTTTTATTTTGACAAACGTTGACTGTGGTTGTAACACCCCCTCGGTAGCAGTAACTGGTTTAAATTTCCCAGATGCACAGGGGACTTGTTGGGAAGGTCAGCAGGTTGGAGTCGGTGGTACTTGCACAGGTTCTAGTTACCTTTACTCCAACTATGATTGGAGATTTAACTTCAACGACGGTGATCCTACTCACGCTAATTGTGGGTGTGCGGCTGGTCTTCCGTGTGGAACTCTTCCATGTGTTTCATAATAAATAAATAATATATATATAATGGCTTACGAGAAAAAAGGGGATGGAATTCATGGGTGGAACCCACCTAGTGGTGGTACAGGTTGGGCACCAGGAAGTGGTGGAACCGGAGATGACGATTTGGGATGCCCACAATGGCCAGCGCCAGGGGCTTGCCCTCCTGGGTGGGTGAATAATCCACCATTTCCAATTTGTGGACCTTGCGAGGAAATTAATCCTAATATAGATTTCGGTGATATAGGTCCAATAGATGCGGATATAGACGTGTTAACCGGTGATGGTAGCGTTGGAACCGTTGTAGATTGGTGTAGTTTTGACATAAATTCTCCGTGTGTAATAGCGTCTGGCTTACACCTTCAACCGTTGTTAGACCTAACGCTATTCATGAACCACATGGAGGATCATTACGATAACACCGCAGCTACTTGGGGAGGTTGTGCTTGGTTTCAAAACAGACTTGATGTTTGGCTACCTCAACTAGCAGGTATTCACACTGGCCCGGGAGGTGGTGGAGGAGATTGGGGAAATGTCAACCCACTTAATGTTGTGCACGTCGCTCAAAAGAGTGCTAAAATAGCTTGGGCACAGTGCATGCAGGCAAACTGTTGTCTTTTTCCTCCTGATCCTATTGGTAAAATAATTGAACCTTTAGATAACAGAGACGAGCTTGATGAACTTCAAATACCTAGAGTAAATGGAGAAGAAGGTACAAAGGAAATAATTGCGTGCCCTTGTGGTTGGCAACCAGCATTTACCACTGCATACAACCATCTTTTTAAAGGTTCCCCAGCTGGTGGAACATGGCACTGTTTAATACCTGATCATGCCACCACAGATGGTGTTAATTACAGTATATTAGCAGATCATATTGGTACAGCTGTTGTAAATGGAGGAGAACCGGTTAAAGGAGATAAGTATCACAAACCAATGACGTTGCAAGGTTTATCTTGGGATACTTGGGATATATTCCACGTAGGAAGACCTGTTAAAACAGCGCTTTTTGGTAACGTATTTAGCGAGAAAGTAGAACTAGCACCCGCTAGTGGTGATTGTGTAACAATAGTTGATAAGAATTTTAAGAGTGATTTTAGTAATGAAAATACTTTTATTATACCACCTTCTGACATGCCAATTATTCCTCAATATAGGTTAAGCCCAATAGATCAAAGTGTTGTAGCGGCAACGTCAGCAGCGTCTATGATCCCTTGTCTCTCTTCGCATTACCTACAAAACTTATTGTCAACCGTAAACCCTGTGTACGTGCAATACAATCTACCAGGGTCTAATGGGTGGTACCCATGGAACTTTTTAAGTTATCATGAAAATGGTTTTTTACAATACTTTTTTGCCGGTGGGTACCAGCTATCTGCTGGTTGCCAATACTTTTTTCAAAAGAAGAATCAATGGGTAAATCAATTAGCTAATATTACAGCTCCAATTCACCACGCTTTAAAGAGTTCTAAAATAGCTTGGATAGACTTAATGATAATTGATTGTGGTTGTGCTACGCCGCCACCTCCACCGGATGAAGCAGAGCAAGCATTACCTAGAATAATAGAACAAAATAATTACAATATAATAGAACAAAATAATTACTAAATAACAAACAAATATGTCTTGTACTATTTCTGATTTTCAATATGCTTATCATATGGTGGGACCGACTGGTCCAACAACTTCTATGTTTCAAATACATTGTCAAAACCCTACCATTTTCACTACAGAGAATTTTTGTTTAGGAAACAACACCAACGGTTACCCAACTCACGCTTGGAATATGTGGGTAAGGTATCAAAACGCTGGATGTAGCTGGTTTGATAATAGATTGAACCATTGGAACGCTCAATTAGCTAATATGAATCCAAATCCAGGAAACCAACAGGGGTACGCACACTACCAACACAAGCAAGCTAAAATTGCACAATTTGAGTATTTAAAAGTTACTTGCGGATGCGGACCACCTATTTATAATCCAACCGCGTTGGAGTTAACACAAATAATTACAAACACAGACAGTATTAGTTACCGTGGAGAAAAAAGAGCAGTATCAATAAACGGAACACCTGGCGCTAAATTTACATTAACATTAATAAATAATGCCGGCGTTAATAAACTAACTTATAGCGAAAGCAGTATTGATGGTATCATACCGGGTTCTGGTGTTTATAAATTTACACAAAACTTTCCCTCAGTTACAGCTTCGGATAGATATACTATAGAAGTAAAGCCAAAAGCAGGGACTACTTTAAACAAGGGTTTTGTGAAAAAGACAACCATATCTCAGTGGTATACAACTACCCTAACATTAACTATGATTTCTGATGATAATGCTAGTGATTACGCAACTTTCCCAGCTAGTGTACTTTTAACGGGTGACGCTACTATACGTAAGGGTAAGGTTAAAAGACTTAAATCTACAACTACAACATCTCTAAGTTGGGAAATAAAAGGAGCTAGTGGTGGTGCTATAACGCTGAGCAGACAGCCAAAAGCCACAGACTTCAGTAACAATATAGCAAACACGTTAGGTGAAGGTGAAAACACTTTCTTTGATGTAAGAGCTCTTAGTAATAAAAGTGGGGATAAAATAAAGATATCGTCTGCAGATGCGGCCAAAATCACAACTGGATTAACAGTTAAAGAGCATGCTTTACCACCCTTAACACAACTGGAAAAAAGTGCTTTAAAAATAACTGGTGAGGAAGAGTACGTGTTTAAATCCAAGGCCAAGGCCGCGGCCGACGGTCCTACATCTATTTACCCCTCGGAAGAAGCCACGGCTAAAGAAGTAACTGTTTCTGCTATTGACGCGGATGGGCAGGTTGTTACTCTTTCGACTTCACAAAACGTTAAATATGGAACTACTATGCGTTTTGATAATGGTGGGACAGTTGTGTCTTTCAGTAATCTAAAAGCTGTTCAATCAGCACCTAGTGTAATAAAGGTTACAGCAGATATAAAAACACAAAGTATAGGAATACAAGACGTAACATCTAGATTAGCTTTAGACAATTTCATAACAACATAACATGGCATATATATTAACACTTCCAAATCAAACAAACATTAACATATCTCTTCAAGTTGGGGATCTTATATATGCTACTACTGTTTCAGTAAACGGTGGTTTTGGAGTATCAAACACGACTCAGACTCAACTTTTGGGACCGTGTTCCAACATACAGGGTTCTACTATAACTGTTAACCCTCAAGAACCAGGTTCATCTACACCTAACCCAGGTAGTTTTATAATGTTTACTAAAGATAACAGGGCTAACCTAAGTGGTTTAAAAGGATATTTTGCAGAACTAGAGTTTAGAAATAACTCCGCAGAGGAAGCAGAACTATTCTCAGTCAACATGGATGTCACGGAAAGTAGTAAATAATTGCTAAAAAGTGTAATTATATTACAGTAGAATCAAATTAAATTAAATCATGGAAAATGAAGTGACCTTTAGGACCTTTAAAAAGGGGGACTACGAAATGTGCTGTGAGTGGTGGGAGTGGTGGTGGAAAGAGATACCGGTTAAACGAGCTCTTTTACCAGAAGATATACGTTGTTTTATTATAGAGAGCAACGGAGTACCTGTAGCGGCTAGTTTTTTATTCGCAGCAGTAAACCCTTTAGTGGGTTATAATACTTGGACGGTATCAAATCCAAAGTATAAAGAAAAAGATAGAAGACAGATGCTAGAGCTATTAATAACTTGTATTGAAAACGAAGCGAAGGATAGATGGGGAATGAAGTTGATTTTTACGGTTTGTGGAAATCGCTCTATAGAACAAATACATAGAAAATTAGGGTGGGATATGCATAAAACCAATTACGAAGCATTTAAATACTTATAAATATGGGAGCAAGAAGACAAAGAAGACACGAGCAGAGAATGATGGACATGACGCAAAGTCAATTAGACGAAGCGCAAGGTGAGAAGAAAATTCAACGTGAAATTCTAGCAAAGCAAAAAGAACAATATAGACAATTTCAATTTAAAAATCCATACGCGAATATGGAGAATCAATTTGAGGGTATGACTGTTGACACTAAGGCTGCAAACTTTGCAATGCAACAAGCTAATCAACAGAGAGCTGATCTAATGCAAAACCTAAGAGGTGCTGCTGGAGGAAGTGGTATTGCTAGTTTAGCGCAAGTGTTGGCTAATCAAGGAGCACTACAAGCTCAACAAGCGTCAATTAGTATTGCTCAGCAAGAAAGACAAAATCAACAGATGGAGAGACAAGGCGCTGGACAAGCTGATATGACAGAAAGAGGTGGTGAAGCGATGGTTCAATCAGCCGAAATGCAAAGGCAAACAACTTTACTTGGTATAGAGTATGGTGGTATGGGTGGGGCTAATGCCGCTGTACAAGGTGCTTATGGAAACCAAATGTCAGCTATGGCTGCAGCGGGGCAGATGCAGAGCGCTAGATACGGAGCCAACATGCAACTTGCTGGTAGCTTTGTCAATGCTGCGTCCGACATAAGACTTAAAAAGAATATAAACAAAATTGGGCAATCACCTAGTGGGTTAAATATATATAGTTTCGAATATAAAGATTCTAAATATGGTAGAGGATTATTCCAAGGTGTAATATCTAATGAAATACCACAAGAAGCAGTTGTACAAATGGATAATGGTTATGACGCGGTAGATTACAGTATGTTAGACGTAGACTTTAAACAAATATAATTATGGCAAAAGGACAATATACTCCAGGAGTAACAACTTTATCTCCAACAGCAGATGCTACTTTAGTAGATGCGGCTTATAAAGCAGCTATGGGTAACGTACCTACAGATATGGGTGCGGATTTTAGAGCTATGGCCGCTGGGTATGAGACGTCAATGGCAAGGGTTGGAGAAGCTTATGCGGAGATGGGTAAGGTAGCTGGGGAATTAGCAAAAGGTGCTTACGACGCTGCTGTAGAGAATAGAAAAATGGACGCTCTTGGAAGAGCTTACGATGATTTATATAAAGATCCAAACTACGCTAAAAAAAGGATAGAGGAAATAAACGCAAACACCGCATTATCTGATGATGTGAAATTAGAAAGAATAGCAGCCATTGAATCGGGTGCGGATAATCCAGTTGGATATTACACGGGTAAACTTGAAGCGTTAAAAAAGCAAAAAGCAGATTATAAAGACTTACCTTTTGGCACTGAGAGAAGAAAGCTAAAGATAATGTATGAGATGGAGCAATCAAAATTATTTGGTGATATAAAAGGAATGGAAGATGGGATGGCGGTTAACAATGACATGCTAGCAAACGAGACATGGAATAAAAAAGCAACTCCTCCGATAAATGTCCTTATGGCACAGTGTATATCGCGTGGAGGAAAACCTATTGAAGAAGGTAACTTCAAAGGTTACTATGCTTCATGGGGACCTAACGACGAGGGTGTTGCTGAGTGGGCATTAAGAGATCCAGAAGGAAACGCTGTTACTGGAATGAACGATTATGGAGAGGCTATCATTGCAGAAGAGGTTTACTTGGGTACTGATGGGGATCTGTATAAAAGTAGTGAAGATGGGACAGGTATCATGATCTCGCGTGATGATGGCAAGAGCTGGATGGGCTGGCATAAGAATTGGGCTTTGGATAAATACGTGGATGATTGGGAGAGATTGGATTTGGGGGACGATGGAAGTAAGCTTACTCTATCGAAAAAACATATGGAAAAAGGCGAACCCATTGTAGTTAACTCTAAAAATATAGGTGATTTATTAGATCCTGGAGACGATGCCGCGATAGTAAACATGAATAAGTTACATCTTAACGCCTACAACAACGGTTTAAAAGGTGGTGAGCATTTAGACAATGGGTTTAGAAGAGATTCTGGAGCTATTGTAACATCAAAAAATTTACGTACATTACAGACTGCTCACCTAGGAGAGCGAGATAATACGTTTGTAGAAGACTTAAACACACAAAGTAATTTCTCAGCTGGTATGTATGGGGCAATGGCAAAGATAAAAGGTATAGAAGACGTTCCAGGTACTTCAGAGGGAATAGACGAAGCTGATTTTGCGGGAGAAAATGGATTAGCAAACTACAATATCATGAAAGACGCTTTAACGAATCCAAAGTCTAAGAACTACAACTATAGCGTAGCTAAAGAAGTGTTCTTGGATTGGTGGTCTGAAGAAGGCAAGGCTATGAATGGGCGTGGTGCCAACGCTGGTGGTTTTGAATGGGATGAAACTACGGGTGCATATAAGAAGAGCAAATCAACAGAATTAACCTTTGATCAAAACCCTGATGCTGTAGGAAGTAGAGCTTGGGAAAGTAAGAATCGTGTAGCACAAAACTGGTCTAAGATCAACAAAGGAAAAAAAGAAGAGGTCGATTTAAATTTTACTACAAACACTAAAGAAAGCTCTATTATCAAGGGTGGTAGTAATGGCTATATGGACGAAGTAAAACTTAACAATCTTAATAATTTTCAAAACATAATAAACTCCCAAGAGTCAATCCCACTTACAAATGGCGGTTCTATCCTTTGGGATGAAGGCAAAGGCGCTTATGTAAACAGCAATAGTGGGTACGTTTTTAAGAATAAAAAAGAATTATTGGAAGTTATGTTCTTTGGTAACGAAAAAGGGGAGTTCTCTGACGATTACTTGCAAAGCAAAAATTACACCGGGATTAAAGATTGGAGTTACAAATCAACAGCCGAGACAAAAGCTCAAGCGGACAAAGAATTTGCAACCTACACAAGATCTATTATCGGTTCTGGGAACGAGGAACAGGTGGTTGCTAATTTTAATTCAGACGAAAGGTTTAGTGGGTATACGTTCACAACGGAATGGGAGCTAGGTGGAAGGGCTATGAATATTAGTAATGGCAAGGAGGAAGTTATAATTATGCTTGATAAACCTGATGCTTGGGAAAAAATACAAAAGTTTATGAGCGAGAACAAAAAACAATTAAAATAAAATACACATTATGCCAGAGAACTACTTGTTAGACGGTGACAATTACACTCACCAAGAAGTTTCGTTAGCAGCCCAGGGTAAGGGGTTAACTATAGAAGAGTATATTGAAAAATTCTATCCTACGGTTGAGCCGGGAAAGTCAACAGACCCTGCGTCAAACGTTATGGATTCAGGGTCGGGCGATGGTTCGTCGGATTTACCAGAGATTAAGCATGCTACTGTAGACCAAATGAAAGAGGGTGTTTCTTGGCTGCAAGCTGAGGGTGATTTTGTGAAAAAAATGAACGAATACTATAAAGATTCTGGTGTTGCTTTTCAAGAAGCCGCTGCTGGAAAAGATAGGTTTACTATGTACGACGCCTCTACTGATACAACTTCTGAGGAATTTGATGTACCAAACGTACTTAGTACTGGTGGGCAAACAGCTACATGGGAGGGGGTGAATCAAAACGTAATAAACTTTTTTGATAGAGATAAAAAAATCGACAAAGAATTCAAACAACAAAAAACCAACGCGGAAAATATTATAGCTCAAAATTTAGAAAGTGAAGAGTTTTTAACAAGTGTATTGGGTGAAGATTTTGATTGGGAGTATATACAACCTCAAACTAGAGGTGGTAAAAGTGGTGCTGGAGAAGAAAATGATTACGAAAAAGTATTAAGAGCTTTAAAAGAAAAAGTTGGTGAATTTGGTCCTGGGTTTCTTGGTTTGACTGAGGGTGACTTTACTGCTACAGGTGAGTTTGCTGCTATGAGCGAACAGTCTATAGAAGAAATAGTTAAAAATGCTGTAACAAAGAAGTTTGAGAAAGATAAAAATAGCAAAGTTGAAGAAGCGGCTACAACTCTTGCTGGTACTATAACTGAAGAAAACACTACGGAAACTAAAATAGATGTAGCAAACAAAGCTCATAAAATATTGACCTTGTCTGAAGAGGGTAAAAATCTACACGATGGTATAGAAAGATTAAACACTTTAGAACCTGGAACAAAAGAATACACTGATCAAGAAGAAGCTAATAAACTATTAAGAAAAAAATATGAAAAATGGTATGAATACGGTACCAAAAAATTATATGATCCTATAACTGGTGCATCTATAAATCCAGAGGCTCCAGAAGCAGCAACAGCTATTTCTATAACTAAAGAAGAGTTAGAGAAAACAGAGAGTAAGATTAAGTTAACTTACGGGAAAAATGTTGAGCAAGCTTTTAACGTTAATGGGAGAAAGAAATGGCTTAGTGATAAGCAAGGCGAACAAGAGTATGATGTTACAATAAACGATCCACAAGCCGTTGCAATATTTCAAAAGTTAGGATATAAGGTAAAAGGAGCTAATGAGAATGGTTATGAGATGGTTGTTAAAAAGAAGCACTTAGCAAGATATTACGATGCTACTGTTAAATCTGATGGGTTTACCGTTGCTCTTGATTTAACCGGACAAGGCCAAGTTGCTCCCGAAGACAGAAAGGTAGTTGGTGATGACTATTTTGTAGTTGGACCTAAAGCAGCTTTATCTGGACTTTTTAATATTAAAGGACAATACCAAGGGTTTAGACCCCGAGACTTTAAAACAGACATCGGTTACTTTGGATTAACAGAAAAAGTAGGGGAACAAGAAGTTAGGAGTTCGTCTTTGCTTCATGATCTTACAACTAGAACTGATGAGTATGAAGAAGGAGTTGATTTATCAAAAGCATTTAAAAGAAGTTTAAAAGATTATAGAGACGATCGTTTTAATATAATAAAAGAAGGTAAGGTATTAACTAAAATGCACTTACTAAATATTGATCCAGCATCGAGAAAAACATTTCTTCCAGAGAGAGGGACTGAATTAGTATTAGAAGGTTTTAAAGGTATATTTGGCGGAAGCCAGGTTGACACAGACGTGATGACTAGTGGTAGAGAAGAGCGAGATATTTTAGAGGGCATAGCAAATAATAGTAATATTAAACTTACTACAACCCAAAAAGATAGAATTAAAAGAAACGGTGCTTATAGAGTTTACGAGGGTGTAACTGGTTTTGTTCCCGCTATAGCTGAATTTGCTTTAATAGATTTAGCTATTAAAAAAGGTACCGGAATTATTCCTGGGGCAGCTAAATTAGTTTCTAAACTTAGCAAAGGAAACATATTACAAAAAGGTCTCTACCATACTGGCGGTATCATAAAAGAGGAGTTTAAAATGAAGGGAGCTTTTGACGAGCATTATCATTTAGGTGGTGGTGCTGGTTTTTATGCTGTTGGAAATTTAATCCCTAACTTTAAATCAAAGTACAACCTTCTTAATACTTTTATGAACGCTAATAAAGCTGGTTTGGGTGGTGGTTTGTCAGTACAAGCAGCCGCTAATCTAGAAGCTTTAGCTAGAGATGTTGCGGGTAAAGAATCATATCAAACTTGGGTTAAAGAAAATTACGCGAACTTAGAGTTAACAACTGAGGATTTTATTGTTGATTACCTCGTGTTTACGTCAATCGGCGCTAAAGGTTGGGCTTTTGGCGGTGGTAAGAACTGGAAAAACAACTTTAAAACAACATCTAGATTACAAAAATTAGAAAGTGAATTAGCTGAAAAGATACCTGTATATAAAAACGCGTTAGAAAATATGAAGGCTACTGAACGTGAGGGTTCTAAAGAGTTTTTAGAAATAGCTGAAAAATTAGAAAAAGCTGAAGAGTTGTTTATAGGCGTTCATACTAAGCTAGAGGGTATATATGACATGAACGATTGGCAAGATCCAGAGAAAGCCACTGAAATGATGAAACGTCAAGATAGAAACATAAAAGCTGTTTTTGGTAAAGACGTATCTTTGAAAGCCGTTAATAGTAGGAAAGATAAAGATGGTAAAGAACTATTTGAGTTTGAAGACTCGGCAGCAGAATTCTCTAAAGATGGTAAAACTATATTAGTAGATGTTAATAGAGTTGAACCAGGTAAAATTCCACATGAGGTTTTTCACTTAACGATGAAAAAATTGTTTGATAACAATCCAGAGTTAATGAATAGATTTAAGGCTACTATTGAATCTAGTTTTAAAGGAAAAATGTTTAGTAATGTTGAGATAAAAGATAAGGATGGTAAGCTAACTGGTAAGTTTAAGAGTATGTCTATTGAAGAGTTAGTCAAAAACGAACATGGAAGTCAAGTTAATTTTGACAAAATAAAAGCTAACGAGTTTTTAGCTTATACAGCTGAGGTTTTAGCAAATCCTAGGTATTATAGTAAATTTGTTGCAAATGGAACTTGGAATAAATTAAAAGCAGACTTAAATAAGTTTACCAATAGATATGCTGGGACTAGCGTTATTGAGAGTGGCACAAAACAAGATTTAATAGATTTCATGGCTAATTTTTCTAGATCTGTTATGGCTGGAAATCTTACCAGAAAACAAGTTAACATGTTTAAGGGTATAAAGGACGGCAAGGTTTTTGCAGAATCTATAGAGGCTGATAGTAGAACAGAGCAAAGAAAAAACGAAGAAGCTTCCGAAGATTACGTAGCAAGTAATGTTGCCTCTAAGTCAGTAGAACTATCTAGTAAAACCCAAAAAGTATATGACGATATAGTTAGGGGTAAGGAAGGTAGAAAACTTGACAGGGCCGTAGAACAAATAACAGCACCATCAACGGAGCGTGGCTCTGTAGCTGGTAAAGAGTTTGACGGTATAATATACGATATGATTGAAAAGATGTACCCAGATGTACATAGAAATCCAGATCAAAAATATACGCTAGCCTTAGAAATGGTTTATGATTTAAGTAGAGGTCCTGAAACTAAAAACAGGGGTCTTCAAGGAATAATAAAAGACTATACTAATAGAAAAGACTTTGGCACTAGAACTATTGAAAAAAGAGATGGAACCAAAGAAGAGGTTAAAGATATTTATGAAGCGGACGGAAACAGAAGGTTAAATGATAAAAAAATCGAAGCGTTAGAAAGTAAGTATGACGCTAAGTTTGGTACACCTGAGTTTATAAAGCAAGCTGAAGCGGAGGGTTACAAAGGTAAACAAAACCTAACTAAAACGGTTATGCAAACATTGGCTTTACGTATTCATGACATGAAGCGTGATGCTCTTGATAAAATGGATGACTTTGCTGAGCTTGGTTACACGGAGAGCCAAGAAACTATGCGTGAAACCGGTAGAGAACTTATTGACACTAGTGTTAAACAGTTTGAATTCAAATCAACAGAGGAAATAAAAAGAGAAGCTAAGGGTAAAAAGAAAATAAATCCACTTGATTATGTTGAACCTAGAGACTTGGTTAGTATTAGAAAAAATACAACTGACTATTTAAAATCAACAAAAGCACTTATCGACTTAAGACCAGCTAAGCTAGCCGAAGCTATTACTTTTGAAACTCAAAAGTTGTTAGAAAAACAATTTGGTAGATATAAAGAAGTTGAAAACAAAGACGGTAGTATCACTTTAGAGAAGGTACCTAAGAAAAAGTATTACGATGCTTCTAAAGAATTGTTTGAGACGAAAGAAAGAGAGCTTTACGAAATGATGCTTCCAGAGACTAGAGATAAGTACACGTCGGAGACTACAAACGCTGCTAAGTCTGCATTTAGAAGTGTTTACGAGTCTAAAGGTGAATTTACTTTTGCTGAATTAAACAAGGGTATTGCTAAAGAAATACTTACAGATTCTCAAAAAGCTGAGGGTAGAGATAAAATGACTAAAAAACCTTATAGAAAAGGTATTCTTAACGAAATTATATTTAAAGGTAGTAGAAAAGATCAGCATCACAAAAAAATGGACTACTTAATGCCGCATGGAGCTTTTACTATAAGTAGAAAAATTGTAGATACACAACTAAGCAATCCTAGGTTTGCTGAAATGTTAAAGAAAATGAATCCTGGTGTTTATGAAGGACTTCAGCTTAATCAAGTTTTAACATCTATTAGAGAAAACCTAAGAGGAACTACTCCAGAAGCTTTAGCGTCTAAAAAAACAAAGCTAGTAGTTGATCAATTTGCTGAAAAGATAAGAAAAGGCCAAGGAGCTAGATCCGCTATGTTAGAGGTTATAGCTAACAACGAGGATCTTAAACCTTACAAAGAGCAGATCATGAATGAGATGAGGCTAAACATAGATGATTTAGCTACAACTGGTGAGTTATTTGTAAAAGTTGGTGAAGCAGGTAGAACGCTTGGTATAATACAGGGCAAAGCAGCTAGACCAGTTATATTTGATGCTAAGTTTAGCGGCAAAAAAGGAACAAGTGTTTATGGAGAGCTAAATAAGCTAATAGACGTTTTAGCTGAAAAAGGAATTGTTGACAAAGAAAGTATTAATATTAACAAAAGTAAGTCCGCAAGAGAAAAAGATGTAGACTTTAGTAGAGAATATGTTGAAGAGTTTTTACCTGAATTGTTTAATACTTTTGATGCTAGACTGTTGAGTATGGGTGGTCCGGATAGAGGTGGGCTTGGGACAACCATGGGTTATGGTACCGAAAGATTTGGTTATAGACCACTTGTAACTAGAACAAGTAAAAAAAGAGGAGAGATTACTGAGCACAAAATATTTGACGCTGAAATGCGTAACGGTATTTTTGAAGGACTTGAAGGAATAAAAGAAATAAACCCAAAAACTAAAAAACCCTACACAGACAAAGAGTTTGCTAAAAAGTTTTTTGATCCTAAGTTTGTTAAAGTAAACGATAATACTAAGGTACAGGAGATAGTTGATAAAACTTTAGAGACATTTGAGAGCAAGGGTGTTGATCTTTTTAACCCTAAAAACGCTAAATCAAGAAAAGCTTATGTTGAAAATGTTAAAAAACAATTGTCACCTGATGGAACGTTAAAAGGTTATGAAAAAATGCTCGAAGCAAACAAAGGTATGTTAGAGTATATTTCTGAAAAAATATTTGATCACGTAAACAATACCGTTAAGTCTGGTAAAAAAGGAGCTATTGAAAAAGCTATTAATAACGTTAGTTATTTAATGCAGATACAAACCAATTTAGGTGGTGGTTGGTTTAGAGGTCTAGCAACACACAACGCCTCCACGTTACAAAGAAGTGGAAACTTAGACATGGCTTTATCTAAAAGATACAGAAGTGAGCACGAGCTTCAACTAGCTAACTTTACTGGTAATTTACTTTTAAGTACCTTAAACTACTCTGGAAACAAAAAAGGTTTTAATGAAAATATGAAACCTCTAATTAGAGAGTTTAAGCAAAGTATAATTAACAAGGAGTTACAAGAAAGAATTGACTCTGCTGAGTCTGGAGGTAACACGGCTAATATATATGCTGAAAAAGGAATGACTACAGATGTAATGGCTAAAGCTAACTTTCTGTTAGAAAGGCAAATAATGGAATCTATTGTTGATCTAAAAACCGGTAAAACCTACGCTGAAATTATAGATGGTAGATTACAAGGTGGGGCGGGTTATAAGGCTCTTCAGGTTGCTTCTAAAAAAGCCAACTTACCTTCTAAAAATGTCACTACTACAGAGATGATTAGAAACGCTAAAATCAGAGAGGAAGCAATAGAAAGCGGTAGAGTTAAAAACAAAAAAGCTAGAGGTATGAGTGCTTTTGATTTTGATGAAACCGTCGGTATTAGTGATAATTTTGTTATAGCTAAAAAAGGTGGTAAGACTAAAAAAATAGCTTCGCACGAATGGCCTTTTGTTGGAGATAAAATGGTTAAAGAAGGTTGGGAGATGGATTTTTCAGACTTTAATAGAGTTACAAAAGGTAGACCAGGACCTTTAATGCAGAAAATGAAAAACCAAATTAAAAAGTTTGGCCCTGAAAATGTGTTTATATTAACCGCGAGAGCACATGAAAGCGCACCAGCAATACACGAGTATTTAAAATCAGAAGGCATTGAAATACCTTTAAAAAATATTACTGGTTTAGGTAATAGCACTGGAGAAGCAAAAGCGCTGTGGATGTTAGAAAAGTTCTCACAAGGTTATAATGACATGTATTTTGTTGATGACGCCTTGCCTAACGTAAAGGCTGTTAGAGACGTTTTAAATCAATTAGATATAAAATCTAAAGTTCAACAAGCTTTAGCTAGTAAAAACGTAAATCTTGAAGTTAACAAAATAATGGAACACTCTTTAAATATAGAATCTAAAAAAGTGTTTTCAAAAGCCGAGGCCAAAGTTAGAGGTAAAGACATCAAACGTAGAAGAGTGTTTATGAGAGATAGCGCCG